AATGCATTTAGAAATATGCAAAAAGTGTGCTGCTGCTTATGAAGATTATATTAACAGAGGTATAGCAAAAAGAAGGGGTAAATAGTGAATAACGAATTAGAAGCACTGCAAAAAGATTACAATAAATTATTGATACAAGTGCAAGCTGAGTTGGTGCAAAAAGAACACTATATGATACAGCTTGCGTCAACAGATTTGTTGCTAAAAATGGCAAACAAAAAAATTGCAAAGCTTAGCACGACTTTAGGGTTAACTCAAAAGGCTTATGACTGCATTGCATCAGAAAATAAAAAAGAATTATAAAATAACTATTTTACTCAAACTTAAATGGCTTTAAAATGCTCATTGGATTAGATTATACTTATTCAATGAGCAATCTATATATTATACCAACAGCATTTACATCAAACGAAAGAATAGAAGCAAGGATTGAAGCCTTTAGAAAAGACTTTATGAGCCAAGAAGGTGACTTGGAACTTGCAAATAACCTTATAAGTATGGTTGTTGAATACTTACAAGAGTTTGAAGATGAACTGCATTTAGATCAAGCCTATTTAAAATTAAATGAATCTATTTTTTACCTTGATAAATACATGTATGGATGATAAACAAACCTAGCAAGTTAAAGCCTCAGATACTTTATACAAGCAAACCTCAAAAGTTATTCACCTCTCTTTTGGGGTTTTTTATTTTCAAAACTTTGACATATTAAACCAGCTCGGCAATGATTATTAAAACGAAGCTGTGCTTCAAACTTGCTTGGCTGTGCCAAAGGGTAAATTCATGTCAGAAATAAAAAGCGAATCTATCACTTTAGTTGATATCGATTCTATTATTCCAAATCCAAAAAATGCAAACAGACATTCCATTGAACAAATTAAAAGGTTGGAAAAGTTAATTACTTACCAAGGCTTTAGAAACCCACTTATTGTTTCAAACCGAACAGGCTTTTTAATAGTTGGTCACGGTCGCTTAGAGGCTGCAATAAACCTAGGCTTAGAAAAGTTGCCGGTTATATACCAAGACTTTAAAGATGAAGCACAGGAATATTCTTATTTGATTTCTGATAATGAAATTGCAAGATGGTCAGAACTAGATAAGCAAGCAATCTTTGATTTAAAAGACGAAATACAATTTGATGATATGGAAATGTTAGGGCTTGAGTTTGATTTTATTAGTTGTTCTGATTTAGATTTAGAAACAGCACTTGCAGATGCTGGAATAGAAATGGGCGACGATGAAATAAAAGACGGTGTAAAAAAAGCAATACAAATTGAATTTAATTTAGAACACTTTGAAGAAGCCAAAGAACTAATTGGTTGGTGGCGAAAAGAAGGTGCATACATTGGTGAAATGATGATTAGTTATTTACGAGCAGAAAGGGATAACCATGAAGCAAGTAGAGTTAGTTAATTACCAGCACAGTTTTAAGGTCGGCGACAAAGCACCGACATTAATTGCTAACATAACAGAAGACACTTTGTTCCTGGAAGACGGAAAGCCTGTTGGGTTTTATTTGAGCAGCATACCCGAACAAATGGAAAAAATTGCCAATTTTGCAGATATGGAATTCAATACTAAAAATGTTCCAAAAACTGTTATGGTTAGGGGCATTAAATATATTGATGGAGTAAGAACAGAAGGTGTAAATCAAAAGTCGGCAATACTTGGTGCAATACCGCCAAAACCTCACATGAGAAGACCTTATCCCACAAATAGCAGTGTACACAACAGCAAGACAGCCGTTAAATTTATAAAGGCAATGCGTTTGCTTGCACACCATTCTGAACAGCTTATAAAACAATATATGCCCGAAGTATATGAAGAACAAAAAATGTTAATAGAAACAAAAGTTCCAAAGTCTTTTCGTTTTAGTAATCTTTTTACCAGTTCAATAAGTAACTATAATATATCGGCAGACTTTCATAGGGATACTGGGAACTTAAAGCAGTGTGTTAATGCTATTATATTTAAAAAAGCAAATGCAAACGGTGGAAATTTAGTTGTGCCAGAGCACGAACTGGTCGTTGATGGAAAAAATAATAGTATGTTAGTTTATCCGGCTTGGAAAAGTTTACACGCAGTAACACCAATAGAACCAACCAAAAAAGATGGATACAGAAATAGTTTAATATTTTATCCACTTGCAGCCTTTGAGAAATATGTATGAAGATAGCAGTATACTATTTAGCATCACCAAAGACCGGCGGCTGGGTTACTTATATAATGCATTTGTTTAAAGCTTTAAGGTTAAACGGATTAGAACCAATATTAATAAGACCGGAAAACACAAAGAAAGTTAAAGCAAAAAGCTTTTGCAAGGGTGTAGAGTTAAAAATTGTTCCAAATGATATGGTCTATAATCTAGTTAGCAAGATGCCATCTTTAATAGTTGCTATGGAATTAAAAGAAGATTCTTTAAATATGGCTAAACGAATTTTATCTAAACCGAATGGAACAATTATTCATCATGGTTCTGGGCAAACACCAGATGCCGATTTCTTTAAAAGCATTTGTAAAACTACAAAACATATTTCAGTAAGACCAACCATAAAGAAAAAGATTAACGACTTTGGCTTTAACTGTACTTATTTGGCACACCCTTATGAGTCTGAAAAAGTGGATAACGAATCAAAATATAAATGCGCATCAATAGCTAGGGTAGACTTTGTTAAGAATACTCATTTAATAGTTGCCGCAAATAAAGTTCTTAAAGAAAAGATAAAAATATATGGAACTGAAAATAGGCTTTACAGTCACTTTAAAATAAAAGAAACAGACTTAAATTGGAAACAAAACTACCTTGGCGAGTTTAATGCTGGCTCTGCAAAGATGATAGCCAAGCAATATGAATCAATAATAGACCTAACAAGAATAAAAAATGATGGTGGTGGCTTGCAATATACTCACCTTGAAGCAATAGATAGTGGGTGTGCTTTAATACTGCATAAAGACTGGATAACACCAAAGGGCTCTTTATTTAAGCATGGATTTAATTGCTTTGCTGTTGCTGATGAAAAAGAATTAATAGAACTATTATCAACTGAAAGGGATTTTAAAACCATACATAAGAACTCATTAAAGCTTATGGAACTTCACAATATATCTAAATGTGGTTTGCAATTTAAAGAAATAATAACAAATAAGGAACTATAAATGGAAGGTATTAAAGAGAAAGAACCAAATCGTTCAATAGGTGAAGATAAATATAAAGAAGTTTATAACGAAATGTTATTGGATCATTTATCTTTGGGCTATAGCTTTGACTCATTTACCGATGCAAATGTTTGTTTAAGTACACTATATAACTGGGTTGATAAATACCCTAAGTTTAAAGAAGCAAAAGTAATTGGCACTGCAAAGGGTTTAAAGTTTTACGAAACACTATTAAGGCACAAACTAACAGGAATAGACGGTCAAAAGATTAAAGCCAAATCAATAGACACTACCTGTTTAATTTTTACAATGAAGACACGTTTCCATAAAACTTATGGTGAAAAAGCCAAAGTTGAAACGGAACACAGTATAAGTGAAGAGACTAAAAAGTTAATTATTGATATGGGCGACTAATGGCTGAACTTGTTTTTAAACCATTTGATAAGCAGAAAGAGTTTTTACTATCTAAGACTAGATTCCGTGGGGCTTTTGCTGGAAAGCGTGGTGGCAAAACAGAAGTTGGTGCAATAGCTTCAGCAATATTACAGGAAACAAAACCAAACTATACACCAAATGGAATTGACCCTTACCTTGGTGTTATAATAGCACCCACAAACGACATGCTTAAGAGGTTGTCTTGGAAAAAGTTTGAAGCTTACACAAAACCATGTGGATTAGTTGCAAAGCAATGGCAAGCACCAATGATGATGAAGTGGCATGACTCTAAAGAGGGCGAAGAATCTTTAATCTATGGAATGTCAGGTGATAGACCAGAAAGAATAGAAGGTGTTAAAGCAAATTGGATTTGGATTGATGAAGTATTTCAAATAAAAGAACAATTATTTTTAGAATGTTTAGCTAGGATTTCAGATTCACAAGGCTATATAATTTGCACCGGTTCTTTAGGTGTGCAGTTTGTTAATCCGAAACAACACTGGGCATACAAATATTTTAAAGAGCAAATGGATGAAGCTTTTGAATGTTTTGAATGGGGAACATCAGATAACCCATATTATCCACAAGAAGAATTAGAAAGAAATAGAAACTTACTAGACCCCCAAACCTTTAGGGCGATGTTTGAAATATGTTGGGATGTTATACCAAAAAATGCAGTGTATTCAGACTTTAGTGACGACAATATTGTTCACAACTTAATGTACGATCCATCTTTGCCGGTTGTTTGCTGCGTTGACTGGGGATGGTCTCACCCTATGGCTGTTGGTATGTTTCAGTATAATCCGCATAAAGATGAAGTTTACTTAATTGATGAAATGATAAAAAGCAAAGTTAAATTAGAAGACTTAGCAAAGTGGATAGCAAGCAGACCATACAACGTACAAGAATATATTTGTGATATTGCCGGAAACCAAGAGCGTGAACAAACTGGTAAATCAAATATTAAGTGGTTCTTAGATAATCATGGTGTTAGGTTTAAATACAGAACATCAAGAATTAACGCTGGTTGTGCTGTTGTTAGGTCTTACATAAAAAATGCAAATGATAAAATAAGGTTTTTCGTCGGGCATTTATGCGTAGAATCAATTGACGGATTAAAAAGATATAAATATCCTGAGAAGGATGGAATTATACAAAATGAAAACCCAGTGAAAGAAGATGATGATGCTTGCGATATGATTAGGTACTATTTTATGTATAAGCATGATCCAAAATACCAAAACCAGAAACCAGTTAAGATAGGAATGTATAGATGATTAATTTACTAAGCCAAGGCGAGCGACAAAGTTTGATTGCCAACATTAACAGCGAAAACAATAAAGCAAGAAAGCAAGTTAGTTTAAAAAGCTCAGAAGTTGCCGGTGGTAGATTAGAACAATATGTTAAAGAAAAACTGCAAGGTGAATTAGAACTTAATTCTGTTAAAGAAATGCCTATTGTAAGTAGCATAAATATTCAAAAAGCTATCACAGACAAAAAAGCGACAATATATAAAAGAAAGCCGACAAGAAGATTCACTGATACAAGCACAGAACAATCAGAAGTGATGGAACTTATTTATAAAGACATGAAGCTAGACATGAAGCTCAACAAGGCTAACAAAAATTATATATATCAAGACCAAACTATTGGCATGATTGTTCCAAAGAATGGAAAACTAATTTGCCGTGTTATGAAAATGCATCAAATAGATGTTGTGCCAAGCATAGATGATCCGGAAATTGCAGAAGCTTACATATTAAGTGCATTTGATAGAACTCTTTATATACAACACGACACAGATAAAAAAGACTATGATACTGCAACAGGCATTTCCGGAAGGTCTAACAGGTCAACAGCAAGTGAAGACCAAAACTTATTGATTGCAGAGAAGTATCAGTTTCAAAAATATGTAGAAAAATATATTGTATGGTCAAAAGACTATCATTTTATGATGAACGGTTTAGGTGAAGTTATAGACCCTAAAACTGGTAAAGCTTCAACAGAATTAGATATTACAAATCCAATTGGCATGATGCCTTTCTTTGAAGTTTCTAAAGATAAAGACTTTGAATTTTTTGTTAGAAGCTCTAACTCATTAACAGACTTCACAATACAGTTTAATACTCAGTTATCAGATTTAAGTAACAACATTAAAATGAATGGATATGCAATAGGTGTCTTAAAAGCACCAAGCGACATGATGCCACAAAATGTAACTATAGGTGCATCAATGTTGTTAAAGCTGCCAACAGATAACCCAGACACAGAAGTTGATTTTGAATTTACTAATCCATCTTCAAACATAAGTGAAATATCAGAAGCTATTGATAAGTTTTTAAATTACTTTGTTACAAGCGAAGGTCTTGGCGGTTCAGTTGTTAACAGCCGTGGCGATAGTGAAAAGGCTTCAAGCGGTATTGATAGATATTTAATGATGCTTAGTAAAATAGAATCACATGTTGATGATTACGAGGCTTTTAAGTGTGCCGAAGATGAAATATTTGGAATAATTAAAAAGTGGCTAAGTGTTTTAGATGCAACACAATTAGATGTAAAGTACCTTGTTAATCTTCCAGAAAACAGTGAGCTAGAATTAGATTATTACAAACCAGAAATGATTGAAACTGAAACTGAGAAGCTTACTAACATAGAAAAGAAATTGGATATGGAATTAATGTCAAGAAAGCAAGCTGTGATGATGTTGCACGGAATTGAAGATGAAGAAAAAGCACAAGACTTGCTAGAAGAAATTAAAAAAGATAATAAACTTTCACCAATTGTAATTAATAAAATACCAACAATGGATGATGAAGATGTCGAAGAAGAAGAGAGCTAGAGGTAGCATGGTTGTTAGCTTAAAAGAGCTATCACAAGAAATAAACCTTAAAGAATATTTAGGTGAAAAGCCAACAGAAAAGCAGAAGAAACTATTTTCCGAGTTGGCTATTGACGTAATTGAAAATAGAACCCTTAATGGTAGAACAATAAATGGTGGTAAGTTTAAAAAGTATTCAAAAGAATATGCAGATGCAAAAGGTGTTACTCGCGATAGTGTAGACCTATTTTTAAAAGGGAAAATGCTAGACGGTTTAGGCAGAAGAAAATCAAAAGAAAAATCTGATAGTGTTTTTATACAAATGAAGAAAGGCAAAGAAACACTTAAGTCATATAATCACAACACTGGCGACACGCTACCAAAGCGAGAATTTTTTGGTGTTACTGATGCAGAAGCAAAAGCACTTGCAAAAGAAATTGCACAAACAAAAGAAGAAAAACGTAAAGCAGCCGCCGGAACAACAACATCGCTTTCAGCACTTAGGGCAGCAATAGACCAACTAGACATAGAGCAAACTAATTAATGGCAACTTTAAAAGTAACAAATTTAAACAAGGTAAAACTGGCTGTTAGAAAACGAATAACAACACAGTTAAGAACACCGGCAATCCGCAAAGGTGTTGCAATGGTTGTTGTTAAAGAAATTAAAAAAACTAAATATGGTTCGCCAAGTGCAAAATATAGGGAATGGCGAAGAAAAAATGGTCGCTACAATAAGTTAGACCCTAAATATAAGCTGAATAAAATAAATATAACATTTACAGGTGAGTTACTTCAAGACCTAATAAACAATGTTAAAGCTAAATTCGGTGATGGTCGTGCTGATATTGTTTTGGAGCACAGCAACAAAACTCATAAAAAGTACAAAATATCTAGGGGCGATTTAAGCACCAGTAAAAAGAAAAGAACTTACAGCCAAATAAAGAACTATAAAAAAGGTAAGACAGCAAAAGGGAAAAGATCAACTTACCAAGATATTTCAGACGGTGTTAGTAAATACTACGATTATTTAAAATTTAGTAGCAAAACCAAATCTAAGGTGATTAAATTTATCAAGGATAACTTATTTAAAAATTTAAAGTAAAGTCAACCGTGTTGACACAATAAACAAAAACAAGGAAACTTAAAATGAAAGATTTAGTTAAAGAGCCAGTGGCTCAACCAGAAGTGAACAGTGTTCCAACTGATTTAACAAACGAGACAAATCCAACTAATACTAACAAGTATAAAGAAGATATGTTTCGCTACAAACAACTAGCAAAAGAAAGGCAAGCTCAATTAGATGCAATTGCACTAGAAAGCGAGCAAAAGAAAGGCAATTTTGAAGGTGTTATCGGTAGCTTAAAAGACAAAGTTTCTGAATACCAAAAAGAAAATGCTGAACTGAAACAAACTTTTGCGGAAAATGTTTTAGACAAGGCTATTGAAAACATGGCAATCTCTAAAGGTTTAAAGGGTACACAACTTGAAGTATTCACTAAACTAATAGACCATGATGCAAAGGGTGTTGTAGAGTTTGATGAAAGGTTTAATGCAAAGTCGGAAGATGTTGCAAATTTGGTTGAAGATCACATGAAAAGATATGGCGAAATTTTTAAAACTAAAGCCAATGTTATAGATCAATCACCAAATAATAATCCAATCAACAGACCAGACGGAAAAGAATTTAATAAACAAACGGCTAGTGCTGACGAGATAGTTGCTCACTTACTAGCCAATAAAGATAAACTAAAATAACAACTAATAACAAAGGAATGTAAAATGGCTGATGCTATCCAAACACTACCGAACTCTAAGAACGATTTAATCGTTGCTGCTGTTCAAAAAAACTTAATTGAAAAATCTGTTCTTGCTGGAACTGTAAGAGACGTAAGTGCTTTTGCTGGAAAGGGAACAACTTCTTTCAACGTACCTAAACTATCAAACTTTTCTGTTGTAAACAGAGCGTTTGGTGCTGCTGCTGATGCAACTGTACTTACTGATTCAAGTGACAAAATTAATCTTGATTTCAATGCTTACATTGCTTGGTTATACGACAGTAGAGACGTTTATCAGTCAACAATTGAATACAAGATTGAAGCTGCAATGAGAGCATCTTTAAGTCATGCAAAAAATGTTGACCAACAAATTATTTCTACAATTGATGCTGTTGCTGGTGTTCAAGTTTCTAAAGCAACATTTACAACTGTTAAAGAACAAGTTTTAGAAATGAGAAGACAACTTCTACAAAACGGTTCTGATATTAGTAGAATGACTCTTGCTTGCGGTGTTGACAAAGAAGCTGAAATGCTTGCTGAGTCTGACTTTGTTAGAGCTGACTTTTATGGTTCTGCGAATGTTAGAAGTGGTCAAATCGGTCAACTTTATGGAGTTCCAGTTATTATTTCAAGACTAATTGCTGGTGACGAAATGAAAATGTACGATGCTGACGGTATTGGTTTAGCTTTTCAAGGTGGTGTTGAAATGTCTGAGCAAGATGCTAACGAGTATGGTGCATCTTCGAAAAGAATCGCTATGGATCAAGTTTTTGGAACTGGTGGATTAGAGCTAGGTGAGCAAGGTGCTGCACCAACTGAATCACCTTTGGTTGCTAAGCTTGTTGCATAAGGTTTAAATGTCTAATACTTTTAAGATTAGAAATTATATTAAGGCGAAGTCTGAAAAACGGCTTCGCTCTTTAATGTTTCATAAGCAACTAGAATTAAAAATGGTTGCCTTGGAATTTGATAATATCACCTATGCCAAGGGTTATTGGTTTGCGTGGTACTATGAAATAGCGAGTGATGCAAATGTGATGCAAATAGAAAGCGAGAACAATGACACAGCCAAGAACAATTGAAGGTCGAGAGTTTACTAAATTTGTAGAATCAGATAATAGACCTCAACATTCAATGATTGAAGTTGTTGTTGGCAATGCAACACCTATAGAAGTAAATGTTGTTTCTAAGGGCTTAGTAAAAAACATATTCAATGATGTCAATAGTGTTCCAAAAGATGTTGAAACACTTATAAATACTTATACAGTGCCACCAGCAAAAGGTTTTTACTTAAGAAATATACCTTGTTCTGGTAACAATAATGCAAAGTTTACAGTTAAGATAAACGATGAAAAAGTTCAAGTGAAGAGAATATCTTGGAACAGCTTTAACACAGAATTTAATTTTGCTGATTTAGTTATTGCAACAGGTGACAAGGTAGAAATATTTGTAGAGAATAAAGGCAAGGGAAGTGCTGAGTTTGAAAGTACAATAATTGGTGGGGAATACGATGGATGAAATAGAGATTGCTAAGCTAGAACTTAGACTAATGAAAATAGAAGCGGCAAAAAGAGAAAGAGAAATTACAATACTAGAGAGAAAAGTAGATATAAAAAGAATTGAAACAAGCATACAAGAATTTGAAAAAGATATTAACAATATAAAAGAAAAAATAACTAAAGGATAAAAAATGAGCGACTTTGTAGACGGAAAACAACCAGTAAGAAATGACGGTATTTACGATGGATCATTAAACGATGAACCAAGTTCGGCGGCAATTGTTGCCAGTGAAAGAAACGCTGCAATTGGTGTTGAGACTTTAAACAAAAGACCAACAGCAAAAAGTGGTGATGAAGATAAAATTGCTCTTGATGTTGCATTATCAGATGGCGACGGTAATTCTATTAATTTAGATAACCCACTTTATGTTACTGTTTCAGACTCACCAGGAAATGAAATACAAGACTATAAAGTTGATTCTGACATCGCAAAAGATGGTGGTTCAGCAAATCACGACTATATAACTAATTCAGAATTTCGTGGTTTAAATGTAGATTGCTCTTCAAGTGCATTGGCTAAATTTGAATTACAAATTGAAACTGCACCAGCTTCAGCAACTTTTGGAACTGTTATGGCAAAATTTAATTCTGTAAGCAATCCAAATGTTGTTTTCGCACTAAAGACACCAGCGGCAATTGCAACAGGTGTTACAATAAGAGTTATTAAAACAAACTTAGACAATCAAAATACAGATTTATATAGTGTTATAAACGGTGTAGAGGTTTAATAAATAATGGGTGATGTAGATAGAAATTTACAAGCAACTCAAGCCTCTAGGATAACTGGTGGCGACGAGCGATATTCAGCCGATGTAATTTTGGAAGACGGAATATTTAAACTTGCAACAACAAAGAAAGTAAACATTGAATCACTTTCTGCTGCTGCACCAAA